TCAGCGATCATCCTGCCGCGCGGTCTTCATCACCGCTTCCGTCGCGGTCGCGGCGCGGCTCACCTCGTCGAGCTTCTGCTCGATGCGCATGAGCTGGCTCGACAGCCGCGCATCCACGTCGCGGATCAGCGACAGGGGCACATAGGTGCGCGCGACCTCGATCTTGAAGGCGGCGAGATCCTCGCGCGTGCGGGTCAGCGCATCGGGTGCCGCCTGCGGCTCGGCGTTGCGGGCGCGGCGTTCCGGCAGGTCGCGGTGCAGCAGGAACAACAGCCAGGCGAGCAGGCCGAGCATCGGCGCATCGGCAAGCAGGCGGATCATGCCTGCATCCAGTTCCGGCAGGGGCATCTGGGCTCCCTCTCTCAGGGCGGGGGTTGAAGCGGGGGCGTGCGCGCGCCACACCAGACCGATGTGGAACGAGCCGTATCTCGAGACCTGCTGCCGCTCGGCGCTGCACCGGCTGCGCCTCGCGGGCGGTGTCGGCCGGCCGGACGGGTTGAAGGACGGCCCGTGCCTCAACCGCCTGGCCGGCATGGGCTTCGCCGCGCGGCGCGAGGACGGGCGCTTCGTGGCAACCGCCGAGGGCGTCGCGCGGCATGCGAGCGAGGTGCTGAAGGCGACGCCGGCGGCCTGACGCGCGCCTCAGCCGCCACGCCAGGCCGGGCGTGGCGGCGCGGGCGGCAGCGCCGGAAAGCGCACCGGCTCGGCCAGGAGCGCGCCGGCCAGCGCGTCGAGCGCATCGTCCCGCGCCGAGACGGAGCCCGGCCGCCACTCCGCCATCTCCCGCGGGAAGGGCGTGCGGAACAGGCTCTCATGCGCGAACAGCCGCCGCGCCGCGAGCAGCGGATCGAGCGCGGACAGGATGCGCTCGGCCTTGTTGCGATGCGAGGTGTGCTCGACGAGCGAGCACGCGACGCCGGCGCGCGCGAACTCCTGGCGCAGCAGCCCGGGCAGGAAGCGCCCGATGCCGTTGGTCTCGACGCGCAGCACGGGGAGCAACAGCTCCCGCGCGGCGCGCGCGACGGCGCGGCATTGCTGCGTCGCCGGGTCGGTCGCCGCATCGTCCGGGTCATGCGTGATGTAGAAGAGCCGGTGCGCGTACTGGTGCCCCTGGTCATCGGCGTAGGTGACGGCGAGCACCGAGGCATCGCCGCCGGACGGGCGGCCATAGGCGGGGTCCCAGAAGCCGCCGCCGGAGACGAGGCGCCGGCCCATCAGCCGCAGCACCGGGCGCCCGCCGGCCTCGGCGTAGTCGGGCTCGGCGGCGTAGCGCACGAGGAGCGCGGGATCGAGCCGCGCCGCCTGCTCGCTCACGGCCTGCAGCAGCATCTGCCGACGGAAGGCGAGCGGGCCGACGCGGTCGCGGAGTGCTGCGATCTCGGCCAGGCCGAAGCGCTCGGGCCAGGCCGGGCGGCCGGTCGGCGAGACGACCGGGATCACGAGCCGGCGATACCCCTGCAGGAAGGTCCCGCCCTCGGCCGGCGCGCGATACAGGCTCTCGGCGGTGTGCGGCGTGCCGACGAACAGCACCGTGCCACCGGGCACGAGCACGAACTCCGCCTCGGCCAACCGCTCGCGCAGCTCCTCGCGCTTGGCTTCGGTGTCGCAATTGCCGGCGACCTCGACATCGTCGCAGACGATGACATCGGCGCGGGCGCCGGTGATGTTGCCGCCGATGCCGGCCGCCAGCACCGAGGGGTCGCGCGGGGCGCCCGCGCGGCTCACGGCGAAGCGGTCGGACGCCCAGGACTCCGGCGTGTTCGGCCGCAGGTGACGGCAAAGCGGATGGCGCTCGACGATGCGGCGCACCTGCGCCGCCATCTTGACCGCGAGCGGCTGGTCGGCGGCCAGGATCAGGATCCGCGTCTCCGGCCGGCGCAGCAGCAGCCAGGCGCACCAGAGCCCGACGAGCGTGGACTTGCCCGCGCCGCGGAACGCCATCAGCAGCAGCCGCCGCTCCCCCGCGACACCGCGCGCGGCGAGCCAGCGCGCGATGCGCCGATGATGCGCCGGCGTGTCGAGGCCGAGGCGGTTGTTCCAGATCCAGACGAACTCCGGCAGCTCACAGGGCAGGATCGTCATGGTGCATGTGCTCCTCCTCGGCATGCGCGGCGAGCACGCTCCGCGCCTTCGCGATGAGTGCGGCGACCTCCTCGACCTCGGCCGCATCGGCGGGCTTCGTCGCCTTCAGCAGCTTCAGCAGCTCGTTGAGGTGGACGAGGGCGGCACGGCAGGCGGCGTGGAAGGCGGTGAAGGACTTCGCGTCCTCGTGGTGGGCGCGCGTCGGCGCGGCCTCGATGAAGGCGCGGTAGTCACGCGCGACCGCCTCGGCTGCGGCATCGAGATGCGGGACGATCGCGCCATGCAGCGGCGGCGATGTGCTCACGCCTTCACCGCGCGCACCCGCACGGTGCCGGCGGCCAGGTCGGCCGCGGCGCCCGTGCGATTCCAGGCGGTGACGGTGACAACATCCGTTGCGCCGACATTGGCGAGGAACACGACGCCCGACGTCGCCAGGCTGAAGGAGGCCTGCGTGAAGTCGCCAGGCCGCACACCGGGCACGGGCACGTTCAGCTGCGTCGTGCCGCCCGCGGCGATCGAGGGCGGATCCCACGGCACCTCGGCCTTCAGCTCGCGCGTGCCGTGGGGCAGGTCCGGCAGGGCGTAGAGCAGCGCGGGCGCGAAGGACGGGTCGCAGAACAGCCGCATCGCCCGAACCTCGACATCGGCCGTGATGCGCGCGACGCCGATGATCGCGGTCGCGACCTGCGGCGCGAGGTGGATGGCCTGGAGCCTGGTCGCGGCGGCATCCGTAAGGTCGGCCGAGGTCTGCCACCAGCGCGAGGAGGCGTTCCACGTCGCCGAGCCGCCGGAGAACAGCACCATCTGCCCCGCCGCATCGGTCAGCACCTGGCCCGCCGCGTCGAAGCAGGCGACGACGAGGCGAGGGCTGTCGGCATCGAGTGCAAGCGCGAAGTCGCGGCAGCCGCGCGTCTCGACGACGAAGCCGACGCCGCGCGCGCCGCCGAGCACGACACCGCGCGAGGTCAGCGTGAAGTTCGGCAGCGCCAGGTTGGCGAACTCGGCGAGCGTCGTCGCGCCGACCGGCGTGTTGGTCGCGAGCACGGCCAACCGCGCGAAGCCCGTATCCGTCGCGTTGGCGCGGAAGGCCGCGGCGCGGAGGTTGTCCACGATGGCGACGGGGCGCGTCAGCTCGCGATGCGCGAGCGCCTGGTGGAACAGCCGCACCACGGCCCCGCCGCGCGTCGCACTCGGCGCGTAGTCCACCGAGACGGCGTAGCCCTGGCTCGCCCACGCGACCTCGTAGAGGTGGTCCTGCGCGCCGGCGGTATGGCGCGCGACGAAGGCATCCGTGCCCTCCATCCGCAGGTTGCGGGCGACGATGGCGCGGCTGTTGACCTCGATGAGGAAGGGAATGCCGTCGATCGGCTTGTCCTCCGACTGCAGCTCGAAGGCCGGGCCGTCGAACACGTGGCGGTTGTGCGCGACATAGGCCCCGGGCTCCGCGCTGAAGCGCACGCCGAAGCGGTCCTTGTCCGGATGCACGGTCGAGCCGATCGCGAAATGCCCGCCGACATAGCGGACCGAGGTGTTCCACGCGGCCGCCGTCTGCGTCCGCACATCGAGGCCGATGCGGTTGTTCACGATGCGGCCGAAATGCAGCTCGCTGTCCTCGAAGCCACGCTCCTCGCCGAGGGTGCGGACGCCGATCGTGAAGCCCTCGACCTGGCGGATGTCGATGCGCGAGCTGTCCTGGTTGCGCACGAGGATGCCGATGTCGCGCTCGTCGAGCCAGTCGGAGATGACGGAGCGCAACACGCGGAGCCCCTGGTAGAGCTTGACCGCGTTGCGCGCCGTGCCGCCATCGCCGAGCGTCAGCGCCGTGACGCCGGCCGGCCCGGCGTAGAGGATCGCGCCCCGCATCGTGAGGCCGGCGGCAGCGCCCGGCAGCACGAGCGGCATCGTCGTGCGATGCGTGCCCTCGCCCACCAGCAGGCGCCGGCCCGACGCCGCGGCCGCATTCATCGCAGCCTGCAGCGCCGGGCCATCATCGGTGACGCCGTCGCCGACCGCGCCGAAATCGCGCGCGGACAGTGTCTCGGCGAGCTTTTCCTCGACCGTGCGGGGCACGCCGCCCGCGAAGGGCGGCAGCACCTGGCCGTCACGGTCGAACAGCGCGAGCGCGCCCGTGCTGTCGAAGCCGAGCGCGCGGTTCGCGCGGCCGCTCCGCGCCGGCAGCGTGAGGCCGGTCGGCGGGTCTGACGGATCGGCGCGGAGGCTCGATGCGATCTCGTCGCGCACCTCCTGCAGCGCCGCCACCTGGTAGTCGAGCTCGTCGTTCAGCGTATCGGCGCGCAGCAACCCGTTGGGCTGGAAGTCGGTGACGCGCTGGATGCGCACGCGCCGGCGCAGCGTGATCCGCGTGCCGGCCGAGGGCGCCACGACGAAGGTGACGGTGCCGCCCTCGCTCTGCCCGGCGCCGAGGATGGTGAAGCCGGTCTCGCGACGCTCCCCGTCCACGAGGCATTCGAGATCGGTCGCGGCGAAGATGGGGAAGGCAAAGGCGAAGACGGTCTGCGTCCCGTCGGCCACGTATTGCACGCGCGGCGCGACGTCGCCGATGCGGATGTGCTCGGCCATCTCATTCTCCGGTGTCGGGTGCGCCCGCGGGGCGCGTTGCAGGGGTCGGCTGTGCGGTCAGTCGAGGAGGTTGCGCAGCACGCCGCCGAAGGTCTGTCCGGCGCGCAGGAAGGCGTTGAAGGAGCCGTCCGTCTGCAGCAGGCTGCGGCGCCCGGCGGCGAGGCGGGCGCGGAAGATCGCGTCGCTCTCGCCCTGCGCGGCGGCGGCGTCTGCCGTCAGCCCGGCCTGCAGGGCCGCGCCCGAGCCCTCGTCGGCGCGCACGCCGCCGGCTGCGAGCCGCGCGCGGGTGGATGCGATGGTGCGGGCCAGCGTGTCGCGCCGCGCCCGCGCGTCCGCCTCCTGCTGGGCGGCGATCTGCCGCGTGCGGTCCTCGGCCGCGGCGCGCGCGGCGGATGCCTCGGCCCGCATCTGCTGGCCCTGGCGAATGTTGCCGACGATCGACGCGCCGGCGCCGACGAGTGTCGCGATGGAGGCGAGTTGCGCCATCAGGGTGTGGTCCTCGTCTCGGTGGTGACGGAAAGGAGCGTGAGCGGCAGCGCCGCGTCGTCCTCGATGCGCCAGAGCGGCGAGAGCGCGTCGCGCCGCCAGCCGAGGCCGCGGAGCGACACGTCGCCCGAGAAGCGCGGCGGCGGTGCGTCGAGCAGCGGCGTATCGAGCCTGCGGAACGGCACGGGGAACGCGCCGCGGCCGAGATCGACCGAGAGCGCCACCGTCTCCAGCACGCGGAAGGTGACGGAGACGAGGCGCAGCGGCGCGGCGCGCGTGCCGAAGGCGCCGCCGCCGAGTTCGATCGGCAGCGGCTCGATCACATGGGTGAAGCGCAGCCCGACCTGGACCTCGCGCGCCGGATCGTCGAGCGTGACGGCACCGGCGAGGACAGTCTGGTCGCCCTGCGGCGCGCCATCGGCGATGATGCCGACGCGGCGCCCCTCCAGATGCCCGAGTGCGGACCAGACCGCCTGCGCCGAGGCCTGCTCGCCGGACAGCGCGGCGTCGAGGCCGAGCGCCTCGTCGAAGCGTTCGAGCCGATGCGTGCCGAAGCGCTCGACGGCGGCATAGACGGTGCCGTCCACCTCGGCGAGCGAACGCACGGCACCCGCTGTTTCCTGCGCGCACCAGGCGGTGACGGCCTCGGCGCGGTAGAGCGTCAGCGTCGCCATGCGGCCGCTGGCCATCGCGATGTGCAGCAGCCGCCGCGGCTGGTCATAGGCCATGGCGACCGGCCGCTCGATCAGGTGGCGCGCGATCAGCCCGAGATCGTTCGACTGGTAGGTGTCGGCGACGTCGGTGTAGGCGAACTCATGCACGGCGCGGCCGGAGCGCGCGACGAAGATCGTGGCGCCGTCCACGTCCACGGGCGGCACCATGCGGTCAACCGGGGAGCCGATCCGCGTCTGCCGCAGCAGCTGGATCGAGGATGGCGTGAGCGGATCGCCCGTCACCATCCACTCCGCACCGGATGTGAAGACCTGCAGGTGCCGCCCGGAAAAGACCGCGCGGATCGCGTTGACCTGGTCCGACAGCAGGGCGAACTCGATACCCTGGTCGTCGAGCCCGGTGCCGAGGTCGAAATCGTCGAGCAGGCCGGAGCGCGAGAGGAACAGCCGGTTCGGCAGCTCCCGCGTGCCGCCCAGAACCAGCCTGTCCTGGTGGAAGCAGGCGGAGACGGGCCAGCCACGGAGCGGCGAGATCGCGGCCTCGTCCCAGTCCGTGGTCGGGTCGGTCGCGGCGAGCGTCTCCTCGACCGTCGCGGTCGCGCTCGTCGCGCTGCCGATCGCGGTGACGAGCACGCGCCTGCCGCCCTGGCGGAACCGCACGCCGGCATGGCCGGGCTGGAACACCGGCGCGGAGGCGGTGAGCGTGACGCTGCCCGTGGTGGCTGAGGCCGCGAGCGTGACGCCCGGGTCCGCGAAGCGATGGAACGGCGCGCGGACGAAGGCGAAGGGCGCGACCGTCCAGGTCGCCGCACCGGTACGGGTGATGCGCTGCGGCGGCATGTCCGGGTGCAGCAGCAACAGCGTATCGGCGTTCTGCGTATGCGCCATCTGCTCGAGCATCGCCCCCGTCCAGGGGCCGGGGACGGTGGCGATCTCCGCATCGCCCTGGACCACGCGCATCGCGCCGTCGGTGAAGGCCAGCAGATAGGTCTGCTCGGTGTTGAACTCGAAGGAGATGAGCCGCGCGGGCCCGGGCAGCATGGCCAGGTGGCGGAGCCCGGGGCGACGCGAGAGGCCGCCCGTCGGCAGGATGACGACATTGCGGAGCCGCCGCGCGCCGTTCTCATAGGCGCGGAGGTCGCTCCGCCCGAACAGCTCGGGCGCGAGCTCGCCCGCCGTGAAGCTCGTCTTGATCCGGCGCGCCATCGGCTCAGCCCCGTGCGGTGATCAGCGGGAAGTCGCGGATCGCGCGCGGCGGTGCCTGCTGGCTGTCGAGCGTGCGGGCGTGGCGGATCTCCTGCTCGGCCAGGCGGTGCAGGATGTCGGCGCGGGACGCATTCTCGGTCAGCGGCAGGCAGAACTCGGCCGCGAGCCGCGCGATCAGCGCGGAGGCGAAGAAGGGCGGGAACGCGCCTTCCTCGGGGCGGAAGATCCAGCTCAGCGTCACCTGCTCCGCATCCGTGTGCAGGCGGTTCTCCTGGATGCGGTAGTGCAGCCCGTCGCCGCGGCCGGTGTCGCCCGCGGACAGCACGCGGAGCAGCGCCGGCGGCAGCGCGTAGGCATGGCGATGATCGGCCGCCGGCACGGCCGCGAGCCGCGCGAGCGTGCCCTGACCTGTCGCGAAGGACCACGGGTGGGAGGACAGCATCGCATCGCGCACGGACGGATAGAGATTGGCCGCGACCTCGGCCTCGGCGGTGCCCTCGTCGAAGGAGGCGATGGTCTGCGCGCCGAGCTTCAGCAACGCGCGCGAGCACAGGATGAGCGCGGTGAGCGCCATGGCAGGAGGCTCCTTCGGAAGGGTCCGGAAACGCGGAAGGCCCCGGAGGCGTCAGCCCCCGGGGCCCCGGTGGTCATGCGGCGCGCGTCACTCGGGGCCGCGCATCCGCACGACTTATTCGGCGCAGCGCATCCGCACGACGCCGACATTGTCGATCAGCACCGCGCCCTGGCTCATCATGTTGTTGACGAACCAGGCCGCGCGGTCGCCGTGCCAGGTGATGTCGGTCACGACCTCCTGCGCCACGGCATGGCCGATCGCGGTCTTGTGGTAGAAATACGCGAACCGCACGGCGCCCGACTGCGTCAGGCCGGAATGCGGCATCCAGGTCGCGCCGAGCCAGCGCTTGGCCTGCGTACCCTTCCAGGGCAGGTCGTTCTCGCCGATATAGGCGGAGTTCGCGAACTCCTCGATCCGCAGCAGCTCCGACCACTGCTTCCAGCCGACGACCGCGTAGCGCTGGCCGTCATCCGGCACGTCGTTCTCGCCCAGCAGCTCGAAGGCGGCGAGCACCTTCTCCTTCGTCAGCCCCGCCGTGTCGGCGAGCGGACCCGTGCCCGTCGCCTCGATCGTCGCGGTGTCGAGGGCTGCGATGATCAGCTCATCGGTGCGACGGCCGAGGGCGTAGGCGCCGGCCGCGGCCACGATCGCGCGCTCGTCGATCGAGGTCTTGATCTCGTCGAGCTTATCGATCCACTCGCCGGCGTAGAAGTCCTGCAGGAAGCACTCCCGCATCGAGTATTCGAGGTTCATCACCGGCACCGCGGCGTTGCGGAGCTTGGGCTGCGCCGTGCCGCGCCCGACGCGCGGGAACAGCGTGGAGGCGCCGACGACGCCGCTCTTGCTGCGCACCGTCGGGCGCAGCTTCGAGCCCTGGCGCTGGTAGGCGGAGTGCACCTCCGCCTCGAACTGCTTGATGAAGGCCTGGTCGATCGTGGTGGACACGCGGTCCTCCTGTCATGGGTGTTGGGAAGCTGCGCGCGGCGCCGGTTGTCGGCTGTGCCGGCCTGTGACGCGCGCGGCCGCGCCCGCCCTTGCGGGTTGTGGGCGCGGCGAAGGGGTCGGGCGTCAGCCTCCGACGAGGCGGCGGAACCCGTCGGTCACGCGGCGGACGAAATCCGGATCGCGCGCGCGCCAGTAGCGCGGGTCCTGCATCATCTTGCGCAAGCCGGCCTCGTCCATGCCGACGTCCGGCTCGGCCTTGCGGGCGAGCGCGGGCTCGTCCTTCTCCATCATCCGGTGCATCGCCATGACGCCCTCGAAGGAGGTGGACAGCGCCTCGAACACGCCGGGCGCAAGCGCCTGGCGGCCCCAGGCGCCGAGCTGCTTCGCGACGCGTCGGAAGCGCTCCTCGCCGCCGAAGGCCTCGGCCAGGCGAGCAGCCTGGCGCTGGCTCTCGTATTCCGACGCCGCTTCCGCGATCAGCGGCAGCAGCCGCTCGGCCGCGAGGTCGTAGACCAGCTGCGCCTGGCGGCAGGTGAAGCCGGCCTCGTGCAGGCGGCGGTTGATCTCGTCATCCGGGCCGCAGAGCTCGTGCTTCGGCGCGATCTCGTAGCCGGCCGGGCTCTCCGGCACGCCGAGCGCGCGGAGGAAGCGCGCGCGCTCCTCCGGGTCGGCGTCCTCGGCCGGGGGTGCCGCGCGCTGCGACATCCGCCGCTCCAGCTCGCGGTAGGACTTCAGCAGCGCATCGAGGCGGACCTCTCCGGCCTCCTCGTCCCAGAACTTCTCCGGCACGTCGTCGGGGCGGCCGCGCGTCGGCGTCTCGTCCTCGAGCGCGGCGTCGAGCAGGTTGTCGCTCATGCGATGGGTCACTCCTCAGCGGGGATGGGCGCGGGGATCAGGATCTCGGCCGGCGCGCCGAGCGTGCGGGCGAGGAAGCGGGTCGCCGCCTCGACATCCACGCGGGCCGCGGCGTCGGGGCCGAGCGAGGCTGCGGCCTGCAGGAACAGCAGCGTGTTGGCCGCATCCGCACGCCCCTGCACGCGGGCGAGCGGCGATTGGTAGACAAGCCGCAGGTCGGTGCCGTCGGGCAGCGCCACCGGCACCTCGCCGCGGCGGCGCAGCAGCCGGAGGCAGCGCGCGATGAGCGGCGAGAGCAGCTCCGCCTGCAGCCGGCCATAGGTCGCGCCGAGCAGGCGTGCGGTCTCGGCCGAGCGCTCGATCACCTCGGTCGCCGTCATGCGACTGCCGGTCGGCGCGATGCGGTCGGCGAGCAGGGCCGAGCGGATGCGCCGGCGAAGGTCCTCCAGCACAAGCTGCGACACGTCGAAGCTGCCGGCCGGCTGCAGGGGCGTCAGGCCCTTCGATCCCGGCGCCTTCGGGATGATGGCGCCTGGCACGAGCCGGATCGTCGCCGGGTTCAGCACGCCGTCATCCTCGGCCATCCAGATGCCGGTCGCGGCGATGGAGGCGTTCTTCAGGATCAGCTCGACCACCTTGTTGGCGGTGCGGATGTCGGGCAGCGCCTTGACGACCGGTCCGCGGCCATAGGTCTCGCCCGGCGCCTTCAGCCAGCGGAAGGCGATGAAGGGGCTGTCGGCGAGGCGCGCGGTCGCGAGCATCACCGGCGGCCCATCGCCCTCGGTGTCGAGGACGGCGGCGTAGCGCACGCCGCCGCGCGGCTCGGGCGCCACGCATTCGACGATGCGGAACCGGCGATCCGCGTCATCCGGCGCGGGCTGCGCCTCGGCGAAGGGGAAGCGCCGCGCCGTCTCGGCTGCCGTAAGCCGCAGCATGCGGTAGATGGTCTCGAGCCGGCCGGTCGGGCCTTCGTCCAGCACCGCCTCGCGCAGCGGCACGGCCTGGAATGTCAGCGCGGAGGCCTCGCCGAGCGGTGCCTCCTCGACCGCCAGCACCGCGGTGCCGGCAATGACGAGATCGAGGAAGCACTGGTGCAGCTCGAGCGCGAAGTTGGAGCGATCCAGATTCGCCTGCAGCGTCTCGGCGGCATCGTCGAGCGCGCGGGCCAGCTCCGGGTCGTTGCTGCCGCTCCGCGCCGGCGCCAGGCCGAACCAGCGGCTCCAGGGCGGGCAGAGCTCGGCGATCAGGCTGGCGGCGAGCTGCTCGGCGGCGTCGGCGGCCGTGCCGTCATACAGCGTCTCGCCGCCCTGGCCGGGCACGCGGGCCAGCACATGGTCGTAGGCCTCCTGCCAGGCGGGTTCGAGGATGCGGCGGGCGTCGCGGGCGCGGGCCTCGCGGATCAGGATCTCTTCCGGTCCCATGGTCACTCCCCGAGCAGGGTCTTGCGGGCCGCCACCGGGAAGGCGGGGGCAAGAACCCCGCGGGCCGATGTGGCGATGGTGCCGGCCAGGCCGCGCCGGCTGCGGGCGAGGGCGTCCGCGCGGGCGTCCGACGCCGCGGCATCGGGGTCGGGCATCGGCGAGGGCTGCGGCGCCGGCCCGGCGGCGGGCGGCCGAGGCGCGCGGAACAGGGCACCCATGGGGTCTCGCTCCTTCGGGTGGTGGATGGGCCCGCCCAAAAAGATGCGGGCCCGGTGCCGAAGCGCCGGGCCCGCCAAGTCGGGAGGGGAACGGGAGGGTGCCGCCGGGCGCAATTCGCCCCTTGGCAGGGAGGGTTCTACGCGGATTGTGCGTCCTGTGTCAAGACTTTTTTCCTAGGATGCTCAACCTGGGCGCGAGGACCGCCCTCCCCTGGCACCGCCAGCCTGCGGAACAGCCCCCAGGGCGTCACCGCGAAGGGCGCACCCGCGCCCAGCAGCGCCCGGCAGACCGACACGCAGGAGAACGGCGCGAGCACGGGCAGCAGGCTCCGCGCCGGCGGGCCGGGCAGCAGCGGGCCGACCACGGCGAGCCCCGCGCGGCGGTAGAAGCCCGGCAGGTCGAAGCCGCACGGCACGTCGATCCGCGTGACGAGGAGGCGCCGCGACAGCGGGTCCACGACGGTCCAGCCGCCGGCCTCCTCGATCGCGGCGAAGCAGTGGCGGAAGCCGCGCCGGAGCGGCCGCAGCCAGGTCTGGTCCGCGGCCCCGCCGAACACGAGCCACAGCCGCTGCTGGTCGGGCGCGAGCGCGCGCCCATGCGCGGGACGGCTCATGCCAAGCCCGCGCGGTCGGCGACGATCCCCTTCACCCGCAGCGGCCACTCGAGGCGCGAGAGCGCCTCGCGCCACAGCGCCGCATCCCCGCGCTCGATCGGCACGCGGGGGTCGGGCACGCTGCCGCGCTCGCCCCAGATCCGCAGGATACGCGCATGCTGCAGCTCGATCCGGCGCTGCCGGTACAGGCGGTCGAGGCATTTCACGACGTCATCCGGCTCGCAGGGGCGCGCGACGAGGCCGCGGCCTGCCGCGATGCGGGCCCCATCGCGCCGGGCGACGAGGGCTGCCATGGTCCAGAACCACGCTTCCTCGGCGGAGCGGAAGGGTTCGACGCGTGCGGCGGGCGCGAAGCGGGGGGCGTGGTGCGGGCGGGGCTGCAT